CATTGGCTAGGCGGCGTGACAGAATCCTGGATGAACTCAAAGAAACGCTGGCTGAGAACCCTGTGGTATCACAACGGTTAAAGAGTGATTAGTTTCAGAGTAGGGAAAGACAAATACACCTACGTGGAAGTATTTCATGGAAACCCTAAAGGCTGGAATGTTACCCTTTTACAATTCATGGAAGCTTGTGTAGCAGGTAAAAGACTTTCTCAGATTTGCTGAGGTCCCGCATCAACACACTCTGTGATGAAAGACATCCATTTCTCTAACCACAACAACACTTCTTTTTGAGCTAACCAATTCCCATCAGCTGCTTCCTCCCAAGCAGCCAACAAAGATATCAGGTCATCTATTCTGAAAACAGTAAGAATGCCAAGCATCTCACCGTTCCATTTGGCATGAGTGCCATCTAAAATATCGAAAACATTACTTGTTTCAGTTAGTTCATTGTCGATAGATTTTTGCAGTTCTTCACGAACTGGACCCGCCATAAAAGAAGCCCACTCCGACTCAAAGTCGATGTTGGGCTTCTCACTCATTTAGCTAGACGTTCCTTAGCTAGAGACTTAACAGCTGAAAGTAAAGCCGCTCCGCCAGCTACTGCTGCGCTACGTGCTGTACTCAAATCACCTAAAGTGAAAACTGCTAACCCTGATTGGAGAGCTGTCCAAAGACTTCTCTCTAGCCAGTCGCCCCAATTAAATTTGGAAGATGTACTCATTTTTTTCCTTTCTTCGCTCGACCTGCTTTACTAAAAGCAATAGCCGAAGCTTGGTCTTTTGAATATCCCTCACTTATGAGTTTACCAATATTATGAGAGACAGTGGAACGATCCGAACCACTTTTTAAAGGCATTTTAGTACCTTGGTTTACGAGGTTTTTTTCTACCCACTAATCGTTCTCGTCGAACTTGGCTCGCATGCCGTTAGCCATACGTAACATAGCGTCACCTGACAATGTGCCAAGATTAGAAGTAGGTCGAGTAACACTTGTTACCAACACTTTGTCAGTGCTGACCTCTTGAGGTGTCTTATTTATAAGATCCATTATGACCTACTTTCCGAAAGGACGACCATCATGAGCGGCATTCCCTAAATTAGTGTTACGAAGATACGCTGCAGCTTTCTTAGCTTTCTGCGACATATCCCACATATTAAACGAAGACGTAGAGTCATATAGCTGCTCATCTTGAGAGCCGAACGTGTCTTCAAAACTTCCGTATCCTTCACCTTTTGGCATGTGAATGACCTCCTATACTAAGAACATACAGTCCCATGTTTGACGGTCAATAACGCCGTTAGGACGCAAGAAACCGAATTTTTTCTGAAAACTTTTAACAGCACCTTTAGTTTTCTGACCGAAAACACCATCAATAGCGCCACAATCGTGACCCCTATCTCTAAGCCTTCCCTGAGCCAGCTGAACTAACTGCCCTCTGCTACGTTTCCTTCTAGACAAAGGACTCTTATCAAGCCCTTTACCTAATTCTCTTAAATATTTAGCTATCGCTTCAAAATCTATAGTCGCAGGGTTACCTTCATATAAAACAGAACCATTCTGCAACCATGAGTACAATTCAGAACCTGGACAAGTAGTCGAAGCCAGATCCTTATGCCCTTTCACCCAAAGTCTCCCTCCATAACGAGATTGGATATCTTCAATCACTTCCGTGATTGAGATAAGCGCAGTCTCAGGGACGGTTCGACCTCCATAGCCTGTGAAACAGATACTCTCTGTCTTGAAGTTGTAATGCTTGGTGGCCCCTGACACGATCCCTGGACCACGCCCTTCATATATCACTCCGTTTTCATCCACCAACCAATTGTAGGCAATAGCGTTCCAGCCACGAGTATCCATGTGATAACGCTCGTAAGATTTGACAGCATCTACGCCTTTAGGAGGAGAAGAAACACCAGAATGATGAAGAACTATACCCACAACCCTTGACGATCTAAGCCTCGAAAAAGGCTTTCTAGTTGGTCTTGCACCCCAAGTGTGTCGTGATATGTAATCCATTATTCTAAACCTCCTGCGTCCCAAAGAGTTTAGACTTCACGCGTTTCCAAATCGAGCATATCTCTGTAATATTCGCTGTCTTCTCTTTGCATTCTTAACAGCTGATTCCTCTGCTCTTCAGGAGTGTTCACTCTTAAACCACCACCAAACAGCACAGAAATCCATGTTGTCATACGACGAGCTTCGTTCTGATATTTCTTTTCATTAGGGAACCCTTTACGGAATCGTCCTAGATAAGGCATCATCTGATCCAAAATGTACAAATCAGAATCAGTCATCTTCCACTGACCTTCCCTGTTCTTCTGAGCTTTATTTAAAATACCTAGTAAAGGCATCAAACCAGGAATGTTTTCATACACAGGAGGAACCTGCTGCAACCTTCCTTTCAAAGGAATGTCAGCGAAGAATTGTTTCCCAGCCCACAACTCGATAGGAAGTTTAGCTAAAGGAAACGCAGCTTCAGTAAAGATCTTCGCTGGAGAAGAAGGTTCTTTCAACCAACGGTTCAAATCTTTAAAAGGTAAATCAGGTAGCAGATAAACCTGTGAACCGTCCATCCTCCAAGGGAGTCTCACGCCAAGGTTCTCTAAGAAATAGTCTGGGACTATTCCTTCCTCATCGCTCATGTATTCAATCTCGGCTTTAATCTGATGCATCCTTGACCACGCTTTAGGTTGTTTACCAACCGATTCTAACAACACAGGCAGAATGCTTTTCTGCCATTTCCAGAAAGGAATAACCATTTTGATTTTCGCTTCTGTGGGTGTTAACTCTGCGTAATCAAAATGAAATTTGTTTACCTGTCGTTGAGCTGTAGCGATGTCTCCACCTTTTTCTAAAACGTCCATAGCTAAAGCGCCACGAACCATAAATTCGACATCTTCGTTTCTTTTACGAATAAATTTAAGAGGCAGAAACTCTGGTCGCCAAAACTTCCAAAGAGAATAATGACCTTTATTAGCAACCTTTTCAACAACTTCGCTTGCAGCTTGACCACCTTCAGCTATGCCGTTGCGTAACACTTTCTCAAAATTTTTCAAATAGTTACTGTTAACTTGACGAAAACCGCCTGGAAGACCTTTCAAAGTTATTGTCTTCCCAACTTTACCTTTACTTAATTCCCAAGCCAAATATCTAGTTCCACTCAATGCACCTTCTAAACCACCAAGAGCGATAGTCTCAGCAGGTTTACCTGTCATACGAGCAACCTTGTTTAAATCAGACATATATTTTTGATCTTTTAAAGCTCTGTAAGCTGCGTCTTGCGCCGCACTTCTCATAGCGGCAACTTTAGTATGCTGACCCATTTCAACACCAGCTATTTGACTGTTGATCCAAACAGCACCAACCATGTTTCTCATAAAGAAACCTGGGGTAGCGACAGCTTGAGCTTTCCAATAGTTTAGAATATGCCCATAGCCTCTCCAAAATTTGTTCAAAGCTTTAGGGTCATTCATTTTTGCTGCAGCATAAATAGCTGAAGCAAAAAGCTCGGCATGTTCACCCACATTAACGCCTGCCATTCCTTGCAACCATTTTCCTGTCAGCTGGTTACTTAAAGCCTCGTTGTAGGCGTTAGAAAAACCTTGTTGACCCCTTTCAGTGTTGATCATTTTGATTGCTTCTTCTTGACTTTCAGCTGCAGAAACACGCCTGCCGAGATCAGCTGAACGTCTAGCTGACTGTATTTCAGTTTCTAAATCCATGATCTGTTCTTTAGCTGATTGCAAATATTTTTGCTGGTTGAAAAATTCGTCTGGTGTTAGCACATCTTTAGTTGCTAACAGTCGAGCGTCTTCTAAACCTTCCATCATGCTTGGTGTTATCTCTTCAAATCTTTTCATGTTGAAAGTTACTTCTTCCAACAATTCTGTGTACAGAGATGCTTTCTCTGTTGCTTGTCCTGCTGTTTGTTCCACCAGTTTAGTTAAATAAGCCAAATCAGGAAGCTCACCTGCACCGATCTGATTCATAGCAGCAGTTAAATAATCCTCGTCAGCCTGATGCAAAAATGTAGTAGAACCAGTCGTGTCATCCAGCTTCACCCACTCAGAATACTGATCAGCCCACTTTTTCATAGCAGGTTCTATATTCTTAGGAACCTGACCTGTCTCCAAAGTACGAAGCATCTGTTTCGCAGCAACAATAGTTTCATCGCCCAACGCCGCAGTGTTCATCAAACCATTCATCTGAGCCAACGCAGATTCCATAGACGCTATGCTACGCTCAACATAATTTAAATCAGGAGGAACAGTTTGACCTCCTTTAGTTAAAGCAGCTTTCATACCATTAACAGATCTACGCAAAGCAGACACTTGATACCCTAAAGTATTAGCTATACCAGCATAATCATCAAGAGTATTAGCCCACCCTGTAGTAGCCAAAGGCTTAACAGAATTCAAATCACGAATAGTGGCTTTCAAACCTTTAGGAATCCAATTACCATTACCAGAAACAAAATCATTCATTTTGTTTAAAAGAATACCCGCATCACGCTCCAGCTGAAGCATAGGACCGCTTCGGAAACCCGAACCCAAACCAGGATAACCAAACTCGGCTAACTCATCAAGCTCCAAAAGCCGTCTATCAGCCACACGAGCAGCATCAATCTTATCTTGGAACTTACTAGCATTAGCTGTCAAAGTTTTTAAACGATCCGTTAAATCTAAACGAATCTTCCCAGAAGCAGTAACAGGTATACCAACTCCAGCATCTTCAAGAGTTTTCCTGACAACACCCAAATTGATTCCACGTTCCATGTCCATGATGTAACGCTGTGCAACTTCCTCAAAATTGTTACTGAAAATTTGTCGAGCTTCTTCTTTGCCTAAAACATCTACAGTTATTTCATCTATCTGATCACGCACAGATCTACCTGTGTCATACAGTTCGTCGCTTATAGAACGACCCATCCATGTTGTCTTAAACATTCCACCTGCAACCTCTTCACCTCTTTTTGCAACTTCTTCAATGTATTGGGCTGGAGTAATAGTCGGTCTGAGATTCCAAGGAGTGTCAGACCCCATAGTACGAGGAGGTCGCCAACCTTTACCACCTAGAATCTCCTGCCCAGCCTCGTTTAAATAACGAGCTGCATAAAGATCATTAGCAAAACCAGACAACTGAGTTTTACCCAAAGCCTCATTAGTTAACCTCGCAGCGTCATCCCACCATTGACGCAACTCTTGATGAAAATCAGCACCCTGTTGACCTAACCTTCTGAAAGACTCAGGCAACTCAGGATTCAAAGTCCCATCTCTCAAAAATGTGGGTCGATCAGAAGCTCTCATCATGTCTTC